TACTTATTGTAGGATGAATATGACAGGAAAACTTAATATTCTTTCATCAAAAGACTTTGAAAATAAAATTAAAGAGTTGATGGAGATAAAGTCACCGATTACAATGATTGATGCAATTGTCTTATTCTGTCAACAAAACAATCTAGAAATCGAAACTGCGGCATCTCTCATTTCAAATAAGATGAAAGCGGTAATTGAAAGTGAAGCAATTAAAAGTAAAATGATTATCTCCAAAAACGCAAAGTTACCTATTTAATATGAAAATGGACGCATTTAATGCATATAAAATTTATACCGCGTTAAAGAATCATTTTGTACTTGACAACTATGACTATTTCAAGTACAATAAAAAAATTAAGGTAAGTTATGATACTTTCTTAAATCGTAGAGATAAAATATTTTTTGCAAAATTAGGCAATCAAAAAGATACTTACTTAGAGGATTTTTTGGTATCTAACTTTTTATATGATACAAAAACATGGATAGGTGAACTACTCTCAGATCAGGCAGAAGAGCGATACAAAAATTGGAAGAAAAAACAAGAATCTTTAACATATTATTTCAAAAATGAGATAGAGTTTCTTGCAGACTATAAATCGAATGAATTTAATCAGTACTTTGAAAGTATAAATGGAAATCATCCTCAAATCATTAAGATGTATATGAGAAAAGAAATCAGCATTGAAACTCTTACAATACTTGACTTAATACTAAAATTTATGCACAAAACTGACAAATTCATTCATGATCCAATCTACAAAGAGGTAAGTAAATTATGCAAAAAATACCAGCCCTTCTTAAAGTGCGATCTTCACAAAATGAAAAAAACATTGAAGGAAGTGGTGATGCAGGAGTAAAGGTGAGAAAAAAATCACAAATTTGTATTCTTCTTCAATCAAAAGAGAATCATGATCAACTACATACTATTGTGATGCATCATAACGTAAATAAACAAATCGATATATTTTAATACAAAGGAAATACGATGGCAAATACATTCGCAGAACTTCGCAAATCTCGTGCAAAAGATTTACAAAAATTAACCGAACAAGTCAATAAACTAATTGATAAATCTAATGAAAAAAAATCTTATGAAGACACTCGATTTTGGAAACCAACAGTAGATAAAGCAGGAAATGGTATGGCGGTTATTCGTTTTTTGCCTGCAACCGAAAGTGAAGACATGCCTTGGGTTCAATTGTTTTCTCACTCATTTCAAGGACCTACAGGTCAGTGGTATATTGAGAATTCATTAACTACTCTCAATAAAAAAGATCCTGTTTCCGAACACAACACTATTTTGTGGAACTCAGGCATTGAATCTGATAAAGAAATTGCTCGCAAACAAAAACGTAAACTTCAATATATTTCTAATATCTATATTGTAAAAGACTCTGCAAATTCTGATAATGAAGGTAAAGTATTTCTATTTAAATTTGGTAAGAAAATTTTTGACAAGTTGAACGATTTAATGAATCCAGAATTTGAAGATGAAAAACCTGTAAATCCATTTGATCTATGGGAAGGTGCTAATTTCAAACTCAAGATTCGCAAAGTAGAAGGCTATCAGAATTATGATAAGTCTGAATTTGATTTACCAGCAGCTCTTTCTGAAGATGATGATGAACTTGAGAGAATTTGGAAAGCACAATATAAACTTTCTGAATTTATTAGTGAGAGCAACTTCAAATCTTACAATGAGTTGAAAACAAAACTAAATAAAGTTTTGAATCTAGAAGATGATGTTGTAACTGAAAATTCTTCTGCGCCTGTAATCAAGAAGGCTGAGAAGCCTGCTGAAGTTAAAAAGGCAAAAACTGTAGAAGATAGCCCAATTTGGGATGACGAAGATAATGATCTAAGTTATTTCGAAAAATTGGCTCAAGACTGATTTATTTTTTCTCCTGTTGTACTTTTCAGGCCCCTCTTGTAAGGGGCCTTTTTTATCGCATTGCTAAAGAATATGCTCTTAATGATGCGCGTTCAGTATTGCGTAGAATTGGATGAAAGTCTCTAACTTTGTCATCTTGCATCACAAATGTTGTAATTGGTGATGAGACTTGTCGTACTGAATTATCTACAACGGTGTTGACGTTTGTATTTCTACCATCAGCACCATTAATTAACTGATTTTGTTCGTTCAAATACTGTATTGAACCTGATCCAATTTGTGTTGTTGCGTACAGGTTGTCCACGCCATCCAAAGAACTTGAAATATACTCAATGCTATTAGCGGCAGTGTTCAATATGCTCCCAAACGAATTATTATCAATAACTTCTCCAGTACCAAACGCGGCTTCTGATTCTGCGCCTGCACTAATAAGTGTTGAACCTTCAGCAACCAATTCATCAAAGGTTTTAGTTTTCTTTTGTTGTTGATTCAATGCTACAAATTCTTGTGCGCCTTGATAGAACAATGGGCCTGCTTGAATCAATTGTGCATAAATTGCACGTTGATCTTCTGTTGCCAAACTAGTATTCTTTACATAATCATCAATGAACTGACGATATGCTTGTCTACTTTCTTCAACTGTACCTTTGAATTCAGGAATTTCAATATTTAAACCAGGAATATTAATCTTGTTTTTAATTTCCTTTTCAATATCTTCAAATTGTTTCTTTTTCTGATTTAGACTAAATGTAAGTTGTTCTTCTTGTGTATAGAAAAGTTTATAATAATCGCCAACGAACTTAGTAAAGTTATCTTGCTGTTCTTGAAGATCTTTGCCTCCAAACATTGACATAATTTCATACTTCAGATTTGCAAGTTCAAGTCCTGTTTTACCGCCAATTGTTTTTGCTAAATCTTCAGCATCATATAACAGCATTTCAAATGCTGAATTCATAAATTCAGTAGATTGTGTTAGTCGTGTGAATGTTTCGTATAGTTTTTCGCCTTCAAGCGTGAACTGTGAAAGTGCAGGATATGCATGATTTAACATTGCATCGCTAAAGTCTTTTAGCGAATTCATTATTGTTTTCGTTTGGTCTTCTTGAGACATGCCTTGCATGTTCAATTTGATTTGCTGAGTAAATCCGCTAATGGCATTTGGATCAATGCCCATAATTTTAGCACCCCCACGCACACCACCAAATACATCATTAATAGAAGCTTGCATGTACCTAACTAATTCTGTATCAGTCGCACTATACTTAGTGTAATTCTTGCTACTGCGAAATAATCCACCTTTTTCAACAATATCAGTATAGTTTTGTAGTGATGTTCCTGTGCCTTCACCAAGTGTGCCGGTAATGCCTTCTCCTGTAACTTTAGGTGCCTTACGTCCAAATAATCGATTACCTAGAACGGCAATGCCAAGAATTGCAAGACCAAGTGGATTAGTACCAAGCAGGCCTGCGCCAGATGCGAACAGGCCACCTAGACCGCCTGCGCCAGCAGTCAGACCTAGTGTACCTGCGCCAAACAAACCAAGCGAGTTTGCGGCACTAGCAATACCTGCAATTTTACTAAGTGCATCACCTTTTCCTAGACTATAGCCTCCAGATAGTGACTTTGAAAGCCCATAAGTAGAAAACCCACTCATTGCGGCACCACCAAGTGAACCAAGCAATTGAGATGTAGGTAGTTGCCCTAACGTGCCTCCAGCTAATGAGTTTCCAAATATTGCAGGATTTGCAAAAGCAGTACCAAACTGCCCTAATGAACCAGCAAAATCTGGTGCAAGATTGGTCATAAATTTAGAGCCGGCGAATTTACCAATCATGTTGCCGATACCAATTTGTGGTGAGAAGATACCTTTTCCAATTCCAGCTAATGTGCCAGTAATATTTCCGAGCCCTGTCGTAAGTGACTGCCCTTTCATCAGATTGCTAAGTACTGTTCCGGCAGTTTGATTGATACCTGCTTGTAAAATCATTCCGCCAAAATTATTTTTTACACCAAGTGTCTGCCCGAGCTTTGCACCAAGATATTGCCCACCAAATGATGCTAACATATCGCCAAAACTAAATGCAGGTTTTCCGGCAGGTTGTGATGGGCCTGTCTGACCAGGAATTGTTCCGCCTGCACCTGTTGGTGTTGCAGTGGACGGCTTGAACATATCTTTAAATAAAATTGATACTGATTCAGAAACATCTTTAAAACCTTGACCGATTGTTTCAAAGAATCCTGTTGATTGTGAATTCATGATTTGATTATCAATTTTTCTGACCATAGACTGAGTAGGAATTTCACCACCAAATATATATTCAAAATTTTGAGCTTCCATTTCATTTGATATGCCACCGCCACCACCAAATATATTTGCTAAAAAGTCCATGCCTTTATTAAACAATGTTCCAAGAAAACTTTCACCTCCACCGCCACCAAATTGCGCACTTGAAAGCATTTTACCTTGTTGTTGAATCAACTGCGTTTGCGCCTGCAAACTTGCTTGCGTGATATTTGCCATGCCTTCTAAATGTGTGCCTAAAACAAGACCCATACCTTGATTATGATAGTCTCCAGCTATAACCATACCATCACGCATTTGTGCAGCACCTTGCTCTAATGCGTTACCTTGTGCGTCAACACCAAGTTTCATTTGTCGTTCGATTTCTTTTTTATATTCTTCGTAACCTCCAGCACCACCGAACGCACCACTAAATGGTTTTCCAATCATCAATGCCATTTGCTGACTGAAGTTTTGAATACCTTTTTCATAGCCAAGCATACTTCTCATACCGGTAGGAATACCAGTCATTGCAAAGATTAAATCTTCATAAACCATTTTCTTATTTGCGTCTTTTGCTTCTTTTGCTTTTCCTAATTGAATACCTTTTTGTGCAAGAGCCTTTTCCATTGTATTAATTTGCTGAATCAAATTCAGTTTTTCTTGACTTGGTTTGGCTGTCATTGGCTTTAATGCATTCAAACGATCAACAAGAGTAACTTGAGATGAGAGTTGTTTAAAGTCAGACTCCATTTTGTTATAATCTTGTCTCAATAAATCATATTGTTTTCTTACGTTTGCGCCTTGTGTATAGTTATTAATTGCACGATTGAACCCCTGTGCGGCATTTGGACCAAACATGGGACCAAGAACTTGATTGACAAATTGATCTGTGTAACTTGCGGCTAACTGTGAGAAAATAGTTCCATAAGTAGGGCCTAAATCTTTACCCATTAGTTTCGTAGCAAATTTTTGAAATGCATTTTGATATAATTGATTAATACTACCAAATGCACTTTTTTGATCACCAGTTACACCAATGCCAGCAGGGCCTAAAGATTTAGAAATTGCTTTGCTTATATCGCTTTGAATTTGTCCTAAGAATTGTTTCTCAAGATTTTTACGTTGTTCATTATATTTTTTATTTTCTTCTTCTAATTTTTTTAATCTTTTTTGATTTTCTTCATTTAGTTTTTTATCTTCTTCGCTTATTGTAACTAATTCTTGAGTTAGTCCATATAATTCATCTATTCTTGCGGCGGTTTTTGTTTGAACATCTGAAGTTTTTTCTAGTTCAGTATTTATTTTCCCTAAAACACCTACCGTTACTTTTGTATTGTCTTGAGTGCCTTCTTCTATTCGATCCAATGCTTCTATTATTTGTTCGTTTTTGTTTTGTTCTTCTGTATTCGCGGTTGCATTTACAAAGAATTGTTCATATATGGAGTTTGGATCAAGGAAATCAATAGGTCCAGCGAATGCGTCATCAAATACATCAGTACCGATGGCATTTCTTTGCATGGCTCTATAAAATTCATTACTATGCTTGGCCCAATTATCATCTAGAACTGGACCGCCAGTTACACCTTTAGGTGATCCGCCGGTAGTACCAAAGCCACCAGCCAATGTAAATGAAGGCAGTCTAAATCCAAATCCTCCAGCACCGCCCTGATCAGGTTGTACACCAGCGTAATATGAAACTGCCTCTTGCCTGCCTTCCATACGAATCATTGCCCGTTGCAATGCTGGAATCATTTCAGGAGGAACTCTATCGTTTGGTCCTAATCCAATTTCCTTTGCAATAAAATTAATATAATTCGCAGTATTGTTTTCGCTTGCTGGTGCATACTTGCTAATAAACTGAGCAAGTGTCTTTCCTTCCTTTTGTGTGCTCAATACAATTTGTCTTCGCATTGCTTCCATACCTGCTTCTGGAGTAGGAAACCGTGCGAACGATTCTTCTGGTCCAGGAAGCGCATGTTCTAGTACACCTCCAGGCACTGCGTAACGTTTGTAATATCTTAGATTACCTGGATTGTTATTGCGTACAGATAGAACCGCATCTGCGGGTCCTGGAGAATAAGTTGGTGATGTGCCTATAGACGGAGCATTAAAAGTTATTGGCTTTGCGGTGGGAGGTGCGGCAGGTGCGGCAGGTGCGGCAGGTGGCTTTGCGGTGGGAGGTGCGGCAGGTGCGGCAGGTGGCTTTGCGGCTGCTTCTTCTTTTCTTTTAGCAGCGGCTTCTGAATCTCTGAGTTGGCGTTCAGACTGAAGTGGGGTTGTTTTTTGTACAGAGTTTTCATCTCTTGGCGTAAAGATTGTGCGCTGATAACCTTCCTTAGACATACGAGCGGCTTCTTTTGTCATGCCGCTTTCGTATTTTTCGAATTTCGTTTCTTGAATCTGTATGCTTTTACCAAATTCTGTAATCTTTTTTGCCGTATCTCCTAGGCCAGGAATACTTCCAATTAAAGAAGCAACTTTATCAATAACGAAAGATGTAATTCCGTTGATGCCTCTTGCAATTGCATTGTACATTCCTACAATTGCAGGACCGACTGCATTGACGACGGCATCTAATGCTTTACCTACTAGACCATATACCATTTTCTTGGCATTGAACCAACCCTCGCCGATAATATTGCTAAAGGTATTCCACCATTCACCAATCGTGTTACCAATGCGAATAAAAAATTTGAAAACACCAAGATTCTCAAGCATCTGGTTGCCAAAGTTAACAAGGTTTATAAAAAAGTCACCAAATATTAACTTCAGTTCATTGAATGCATTCTTGATGCCTTCACCATCAAGTGTAAACAATGCACCAATTAATTTAAATATTTGTTTACCAAACGAAAAGATTTGTTCAAAGAATTTTGTAACGTAAATGTTGCCAAAGTCTTGAAAGTTTTGATTATAACTTTCTGACCATGTTGCACCATCACCAAATAGATTTGAGTATGCATAAACCACAATGCCCCTCAGAATATCCAAAAGACCCCCAACGGCTGAAGAAATGGCACCGCCCAAGAAGGCTGCCACGCGATCCATGAATGTTACTTCAGTCGCGTTTTTATCAATAATTTTTCCAATTTTTTCTTCATCAAATGCAAGTTGCAAACCATCATATATAGAAAGAATAACGTCAAGCGGAATTAAAAACTTTAGCAGTCTTCGAGCAATGTCACCAAGAACCTTTACTACCTCAGAATTTTTAATCACATCAATTGCTACGCTAATTTTACTGCCAATAAAATCAAATACGCCTGAAAAAACTTTGGCCGTTTCGTCCAGATAACCTAAAATTTTTGTACTAGTATTGCCTAAAAATCCTTTGAATGATTCAAATTTTGCATCAATTGTTTTTACTGCATCATCAACCATATCGGCAATAACTGCGAAGTTAATTAATGTTGCATTTCTTAGTCTTCTTAAACTTTCTGTTTGAGGAAGCATATCAAATAAACCTTCAATTCCTCTTACAAGATCGTCAAAATTTGGCAGTCTAAATTTACTTGGTAACTCTTGAAAAAACTTAATGATATCATCAAATGTAAAGCTTTTGACCGAATCACTTAGAGCGGTAAATTTAGAAGGAATTGTTTCTGAAAAGAAGCGCAAAATATCATCAACAAAAGGCAAGGCCTTAAATCGGCCAATCATATCGTTATATTTAGAAGGAATTGTTTCTGAAAAGAAGCGCAAAATATCATCAACAAAAGGCAAGGCCTTAAATCGGCCAATCATATCGTTAAATTTAGAAGGAATTGTTTCTGAAAAGAAGCGCA